CATACAACTTGATGACGTTCAGCACTGCTACGTGATCAAGGCCGATTATATCACCCATCGATGTCATCCTCACCTGATCGCGAACGAGCAAGTATATATTCCAAACTTCAGCATTATGCTCATCCAATTCTACATAACATTTGTCACAGGGGGGCTCCAAACCTTTTTCTGCGTAAAGAGCTATGCAATCGTCGCAGTTGGGCTTTCTGAGCTGCCATTGGATGAACTCCCTGAGTTTTTTAGTTGTACCTCTTCAAGACTTCTGTTCACATCAACTAATTCATTTAGGGAATCTACGACAAACTTCACAAAGTCGATGACCTTCATCATCCTAACCTTGTTCTCCGTGTTGCAATCAAGCAGCTTGCCGTCAAGGTACACTTCCTTCCAGTCGGTGATGCAATAATCCCAACGTAGTCTGCTGGCCAGTTTTGCATCCTCTTTTTTGTCATCGACTGGAACGCCCCTTATTACTTTTTTTTTGGTCTTGACCGTCAGCCTCTCAATTCTGTCGTACTCGTCGGTCGAAAGCTCTCGCAGGCGAACGCCTCCTTTTGACTCGTCATCGGAGTTGAAGTAAAACCACGTTCCTGGATTTTCTGATTTGAAATTAGGCATCTTTAATCTCCTTTTCTCTCTAAATTTTCATTTACGTTTTCAAGCCCATCATAACAATGTCGTAGGTAACATGAGCCGACTCCGCCTGGATTAACAGATTTTTATTTGTAGTGACGTCAAGTCCCGCCGCGCTTGGGTCTATCCAAAGGAAAAACCCGCCTGGTGGAATTAGCAATATGTCAGTAGTATCATCAAAGATTCCTATATCTGCTGATACTCCACCACCCAGCTTCAAATCTTCTGTTGTATCCGTGTTCTTAATGTACAAGAGTTTCAGAGCTGCAAAATCGCAATTGTCGCCGTATGCATCTTGTATGTCAGAACCAGAAATGTCGACCGCCGCCTGGTCATCTACTGCGGTTAATGTGGCATGATAAAGCAGATTCACTTGGTTCGCACCAGTTCCGAAAGTCCAGTCCACCCCATCATTGATGGGAAGCTTGTCCAAGGTTGCGACAAGCTTCGCCGCATCAACTTGCGAGCTGTCAATGGTTATCTGGATTCCCGAACGTCCCGATAAAGCTGTTGCATTCGCCATTACTACACTCCTAAATAGGTGTTAAGTTTCTATTTTTTTTTAGTGGTTGACAACTAATCTACATATTAGTATGTCGACAAAAGCTTACCACTCACCTTCATTGTACACGTGAAAGTGCCTGTACCTGACTTGTCATGAGTGATATTGTCGTAGTTTGTGACCGTCACATAGCTCGCCGGCGATGTGGTGTTGTCCGGAGTCAGGTAGATGTCGTCATCCTTGCTGATGTACAACTTGAGGTCAGTTATCTGTTCTCCCGAATCGAATCGGGTCTTGAGCAGCTGCTGGCCTGCGTCCTGACTCATCAGGTAGCTACCTGTAATGGTGATTTCGCCACCCGTGATCTGACCTGGGATGTCTGTCACAATTTCATCGCCGAATTCGTCAGTCGGCAGCATCGCACGAACGCTGCCCCCATAGGACCAGGTCGCGCCTCCGGCAATCCTCATCGCACCAATGTAAATGTCTCCTTTGTAGCCCGCTTTGGGATATACTTTCGACATGATATTCTCCTTTATTTTTTAGAGTTCACCAAGTAAGATACGATACGTAACATTATATTGCCATATACCCTCTATCCGAGTTAAAATTGCGCTTTCCCTTAGCATGTAAATTGTCTCGTAGTTATCGACCTCCAACTCGTGAAAATCAAAAGCTGTCTTCAGCAACTCGAACAAACTACAAATCTCTGCTGGATCGCTCTCATTACTAAACAGGTTGAATTGCAATAGACAATTTTCAGTATTCTCCGAGAACGTCCAATTAGACACATCACTAATCAACTGAAACACACCATAGGGAAATGCAGCATCCTGTGGCGCTTGCGTGCTCCACAGGCCCGTCAGTGAGCTTGACAGGGCCACCGCTCCATATCTAACCATAATGGCGGCAAATAAGTCGGTCATTTTGCACCGAAAATTTCTTTGATTCTGTCCATATTGGCCTCTAAAGCCGGACGAAGGTATGGTTTTGCTGCCATCCTACTTGTTCCCATTTCAACATAAGGTGCATACTCAACATTACTGCCAACAAACGCCCTGCGTTTTTCGATTCTTCGAGTTATGCTGCGCTTTAATGTTCCTGTACGAACAGGACATATCTGCTTGGCAGTACGTTCAACAAGTAGGGCTGCAATCGTGAGCTTCTGTTTGACCAACCTATCGGCCTCATTCAAGACAGCTTTTGTGTTATCTTTCATCACCATCGGCTATATCATCCAATCTCTTGTGAAGTTCATTGCTTTCCTTTTTTATAGCAGCCAGCCTCTTCTCGATCTCATCGACATTGTCAAATATCAGGAAAACCTGTCCAAGCAGATGTTGCGTCTTTATCATGTCTTCTTCTGTGATTTCGCCCATTGGTCTATACCCCGAATGTTTTCCAGCACCAATCATCACTCATAACACTCGATTTAAGGGGCCTGACATGCGTTCTAATCGATTTTCCCACACTAATACATAGTTTAACTGATTTTAAATTTTAAGGGCTTAGAACTCATTCTACAAGTTTTAAATCCAGCACTAAAAACCTACCAACCTCATCAGTATTATTAACGTCAACTATGTTGTAAGCCACTCCATTATAGATCACCCTATCCTTAGTATTCACATCGACTACCCTGCAGAACAACTTACCATCCCTAAAATATGTATCCTTATCAAAAAATATCTTCTCTGAACCACGCTTCCAGTTTATCCTGCATTTTAGGTTCAGATGCAAAACATTCTCCACTTCTGTCCAGCCGCCAAGTGCCCCAGCAGTCTTGGTGATTCTAACCACATTCACCTTTGATCTGAACAAACTCGCAAGGCTCATACTGCACCCATCATCGGTTTTTTCCGAATATATTTCCTAAGCAGCCTATCGATAACACCAATTCCGGTCACATCCCTGCTACTCACGTTATCCTGCAATGTGTAGGAGTAATCCCCAAGCTTCTCGGATTTCAAATCACTATCATGAGCGGAATACAGAGTGTTATCATTCTCGTAGCGACAGAGAATTATGGCTGCCTGCTTGATTGCCGCAGGGCAAGCCGACCAGCCGCAAGTTCCAGTGACTTTGACATTGCCCATTCCCTTGGGAAACAACTTTGTCTCATACTTCAGACGCAGCAGCAGCTCAGGCAGCTCATCGCCAGTTGCCGCCTCTGGATCAAGATAGATAGAATTATTGTCGAAGGTGTACCAAGTCGAGCTCAGCTCGACGCCGAAAAGCAAGACCTCTGATACGCTAAGGATGTCCGGAACCAAACCGAGAAACAACTTGTCCTTATTGTTGCCGTCGCGATAAACTACAAAAGATTTGGCATAGAAGTAATCCTTTGTAACATTCTCGATGAGCTGCTCTGCCCTGTCAATGACTTCCTGTCTTTCCGCTTCACTGCTGCCACTTCCTATGTCAAGCGTGTGCGTGCCTGAACCGACATCAGTCAAGTCAATCGCAGTTCCGGCAGCGGCAAGAACTGGTGTTGCCGCCACCTTGATATGAGTCGCATCTATGTTTATCGCATAGTACGCAGTCCCGACGACTAAAGGAGACGGCACGGCACCTGTCGAACTGAACTTCAGTTCTGTGCAAGTCGCTATGTCATTAGCAACTGTGATTTTGTCATTGACAATATCCACAGCAGTTGTCGCAAAGTCTTCGGTCGCATCAACCGCGACAGGCCAGTTGTCCACGTCTGACTCTACAATATAGTTTCCAGATGCTGCCATTTTTATCCCTTCTTGATACTCACAAGGCTATTCTGAAAATGCCGGAACCCATCACTTCTCCGTTCTCAAAAAACGTTCCTATATAGTCACCCAAATCCACGAAATCAAAATCAAAATAATACAATCCATGTCCAAACTCCATAAGTGTTACAATTGTTTTCTTCATGTTAGGACTGGCAAGGCTGACTGTAACATCCTTTCCGGCCTCCGGCGGACTGGCTTGGTAATAAATA